TGGTCTTTTTCTATTAGATTCTCCTAGCAATGCACTGTTTACACTACCTAAACGACGTTCAAATGATTCTGGGCTACGTTCTAAGTTGATGTATAAACTCTTGCCACTGCGTTTCGGTGTCCATAATTTACTACTACCAGCATCAGTTGCTACTGCTAGTGTTAAGCCTAACCAGGACTTACCACTTGCAGGTGGTGCAAATATAATAGTACCTGCATTTACGGTACTGAATGGTGGTAACAGCCACGGTACTTCTTGAGCCTCTGATCCTACAGTATCTGTTATACCTTGGGAGTCATGCCACATTCCCCATGCTGCACGTGTAAACAATAAGAAGTGTTTGTTTGCTGTCGCTGCTGGATAGATATGTTTCTTTATACCAATTGATGGTTCAGCTACTGTTAATACTTTATACGCTGCGTTCAGTAATCGTTGTCGTTCTTCACGTTTGTGTAATGATATATCATCTTCTTCTAATAGATTTGTATCATATGAAATACTACAAGTTGCATGTCTTTGGTTTCGTTCTACTCTAAAGTTTTCTGCTCTGAATTGAATATGTTTATTTCCTACTGGTATGTGTACTGTTGCTGCGGTATCAGTAATGCTCCAGTCTAACGATGTATCTGTCATTTAATCTTCCATTCTATGGTACCGACTAGCATCTAGTCGTAATGATTCATTTGCTTTTAGGGTCACACAATAATCAGAGTGTGTTTCACCTGTATCTGCATACCTGTAAAAGTATCTTATTTGTTTTGGATCACGTTGCCAGTAACTTGATGCACGTTCACGTACAATATCTTCGTCACAGCCCTCACATTTTATAATGTCTCTACTGTTAGTTATTTCCGCATATCTTCTATACATCTCAACCTCCTATATAGAAATGTTTGGTGTATTGTCCTTCCAGTTATGATAATGTGTAGACATAGTTTCGTTAATGTCTTTTATAAATGTCACAAAATGCATGAATGATTCCAGGTATGGTTGTATATCGTTTTTTTCTTCTTCGGTTTTATTCCTCCATAATCTGGTCATCATTGATAATGATACTTCGTATAAGTTTTGTAGTAAGTCATCATATGTACCTACAATATTAGTAAGTACTGCACTTTGAGGACAGTTGCATGGTTCATATTGGTCCATGAATACTTCCCAATTATTATTTACCTTTGTATAGTGTGCTAACTGCCACTGTAAATGACCCTTTGATAATTGTTCAGCTGTTTTATTCTCAAAGATATCATAGTCTAATACTTCGCGAAGATGTTTTGCATCTCGTATTTGTATAACACCGTTTACAATGTCGTCATCTATACTCATTCAGACATTATAATAGATTATCTATTGACTTGCTACAGTATATTTACACCATTCTTTATCAGCTGCTGGTGTTCCTTGCGGATAATCTTTCATTGGTGTTGGACAGAACCAACCTCGTCCATTGTTTCGTAGTTCTTTACTATGCTCTGGACAATGGGGAGTAAGACCGTTATTACTTACGGGCTCACTCTTACTAGTAGTTACTGTTGGGGTTGGTTGTTGTATCGGTGCTGCCATGCTTCCAAGTAAGCCATTCATATTATTGATATGCCTTACCATTTGCTCGTCAGTCCCTTCCATAGTTTTCTTTACGGTCCAGTTACCTACCTGTACAGTCATCTCCCATACATGTATCTTTTGTACATCTTCCATTCTACATCCTAACTTCAATGCCTCTTGTATCAGAGGATCATCTTCTAATCCTGAGATTGGGCTGAAGCTATGTTGAGTCTCTCTGCCCATAGTTTCTGCCTCTTCTCAATACCTTTTTGTTTCTCTGTATCAGCTAGAATCTCTGCTAACTGTGCACGATATTCAAACATTGTATCTTCTAACTCTACATATTCTGGGTCATCGTTTATTTGTACCAGAACCCAGGCGGAGCGTTGTTCTACAGTTTTACCAACAGCTACTGCAGTATATCCAGCTTTCATTATATCTAATCTTCGTATTATACGCTCTATTTCTCCACGAAGTTGTCGCACCCAAGTAGTATTTTGTCGTATAGATTCACCAGCTTGATGCCACTCAGACATAGCACTAAGAAAATCACCGTCATACATAGTGTTAGTATCTGTTTTATTTATCCATGGATTAGCTTCGAAGATTTGATCTTCTAACTCAATCGACATATTTCCTCATCTCAGAATCTCTAACCTCATTGAGTTGGTTACTGTAAATATCATTATCTAATTGACTTGCATATTGCAGTTCATCATTGATGTGTACACTTACGGATTGATCGTTAGTTGATTCTATGAGAAAATCCGGATCGTTATCCGTTAATTCCTGTGTTAACTTACGTGCGACCTTTGACTTGTAAGAATTAACTTTGTCCATATCCCAATCTTCTTCCTTGAGTAAAGCAAAGTATATCCTTGTTTGATCATCTGACTTACGGATTGAATACTTACCATTTCCATATGTCCTGTACGCTAGGGTACTCGCAGATCGTCCACGATTAGCTATATGTTTTTTGAAATCAGGGTGTGTTATTGGTTCTGTAATATCTATTACTTCACCTGGTACTGCATTTTCAATTAGTTTACGCAAACCAGGGTGTACTTCTGCTTTCTTCCCACGCTTTGCTTCTTTTACCATATCTTCATATGTTATTTGTTCCATTACATGCCTCCTAAACGGCTACCTTTAATAAGTTATTGATCATATTCTTCATGTGATGACTCTTACCAAAGAGTACAGACTTGTTACGTGCCTCCTGTCTAGTGTTATTACCAGTTGCTTTTACTGTCGTTGCATAATCCGCATATCCAATAGCAGCATTATAGAAACTAAAGAGATTGTCACCATGTCTTTCTACTTCTGGATCCCAAAAGTTATGTACAAATGTTGACCGTACTTTCTGTACCTTGCGTTGCTTTTCTTTCATTTGTTCTGGGGTTACATCAGCACCCATGAATGATTGATAAGGTTCAAATAAATCCATAGTTCGTTCCATCTCTGGATGTTTTGATATATACCCTAGCTTGTTATCACCAATTATATCTCTACGAAAATAGAATTGACCAGTTGCATCATGCGATTCAGCCCAATCTTTAAACCTACGCATCTTATCAGATATTATATTTACCTGTGCTAATGTCTTAGCTATCAGCCCTTCACGGTCATTGGCATTGTGTCTGATACGTACACTTGCACTGTTCTCTTTACCTAAAGCCAAGCTAACAGTATTACGACAGACCACACGTACATCAGTTCCCAGTATTTGTAATGAGAATTGTCCATTATAGTCTGTATGAAATAGCAGATATTGATTATGTGTTTCATTACATATAGTCCAATCTTCTTCTAACTTCATAGTTGCAAAGAATCTAGGGAAACCACCATTCCATAGTGTACCTGCAGTTGCCCATCGTGCTATACCATCCGGTACTAATTGATCTGCATATGCAAAGATATCTTTAGGTGCATCTGCTTGATAGTTAGGTCCTACAATACCAAGTGGTTGAGAATCTCTATCTCTATACAGTACATACCTATTAGGTACATCATAAACTAATTGGATAGGTTCTCCAGTTGAATACAAATTTGATTCTGCTGAAAACTGAACCTCAGTTTTTTCTACATTCCAATCTAACTGATGTTCTTCTAACAACTGTTTAGATGTAGTATACCCATCGGTTCCAGTACCCATGCCATGCCACGGTACACCTTCTTCTTTTACATATACTAATTGTTCTACATCTGCTGGCATCTTACGCCTCACTCTCTATATTTTCAGAAGTATCATTGGCTAAAAGTGAGCTTTGATCTTCTTCAAATTCTTTGAATATTTTTGTGATACTTAGTTCGGAAGCAATAAGTTCGTCTTCAAGATTATTTAATGTATGCTCGAAAACTTTACTTATTCTTTCCTCTAATTCTGTCAACAAATGTTTATCCAAACCTGGATTACTCATTGTCTCCTCCTGTTTCATCTGTTGTAACTAATACAGTTCCAACGTCATCAACCTCTTGATACCACGTTTTACCAGTACTGACTTTGTATTCTCTTTCCGAATAACCTAATCTCCTTTCCCATTCTGCATCCCAGAACCGTTGTATATCTAGATGCATTTTCCAGATCCCAACAGTATTCCAAATATCATTATGATTGTTGTTATCTTCTACTACTGGTTCTATGATTTTATCTAGGCGTTGTCTTAGTTCTAGCAATAGTTCTGGTAAACCATCGTTATGAAAATCACACCACTCAGGGTGAAATTTATTATTACCTTCATCTACAAATGACATTAGATACTTCCTAATTGTGCTTGATATGCTGTTGGAATCTTTTGTCCACCCATTGCTATAAGTTTCTGTCGTAGTTCAGAACATAGTGCATACATATTAGATATATATATTTCTGGATTTCTATTTACATCCCAAGCCTCACTCAAGTGATCTAGATCCATTTCTAGATTATTCAATACGTGATCTATTTGATGTTCTTCAAACATTTCTTGTATCAATTCATGTGCATAATCATATGCTTTATCATTTAGATAATCATTTCCCGGATGACTCATCTTCATACCTTTCCTTCATATTTAGTATGGATAAAATTGGATCATTCTTTATAGTTTCATAGTTCTCGTTTATTAATTCTAATAGATTCACTCCCTCTCCTTTATCATCAGTAATATTTTTACCGACATATTCTATAAACTTTACTGCACCATGTGGGTCACCTTTGATCCAATCATCTAATGATTCATATGGTGGTTTATCTATGCTCATATAGCCCCTTTATTCTCAAGAAATAGATCTAATGAGGGTTGATCTTCTGGGTTATCCGTTACCTCTATGAATAGATCCCAAGTTACACCAGGAGTACATCGTGTACTGCCCCATCTTTCTATTTCTTCTTCACATTTACTGTCACATCTATGTAGTTCAACAGTTGCACTTTTAAATTTAGTACCAATAGGCTTGTAGTATCGTTTGATATTATAGATACGTTCTTCAACGTCTGCTAAATCAGGCATCTCATTGTAATACCTGTATACAAATGAATCTGTATAATCTATCCACTCACTACTTGGTGGTGTATGTTCTATCATTTATATCTCCACCGTTCTTTCTGTTGGTACTTCAAATTCTTCGATGTCATTCTTCTTACCTAGAAACTTTACCTCATTAGCAATTAACTCAGTTCGATAGCGTTTGTCACCGGTATCGTTTGTCCATGAACGTGTTTGCATACGTCCTTCTACATATACTTGTTTACCTTTTTGGATATATTGAGCACATGTTTCAGCTAACTTATCCCACGTTACAATCGAAAACCATTCGGTTTGTTCAATGCGTTCACCATCTTTAGTACGATAACTAGATGTTGCTACATTAAATGTTGTTATTGCTTTACCATTTTCGGTGTACCTCATCTCTGGATCTGCACCTAATCTTCCAATGATCATTACTTTATTCAACATTTTCTACTACCTTATCTTCAACTACTTGTTGATTCATTCTCCATTTATATTTCAAGTCGGATCGTTTTCTTGTGTTTGTTTCTGTTTGCAACATATAATCTCCAATATTATTATCTTTGATTGGATTACCTAACATATCTATACGTTTAGATATACGATCAATCTCATATATATGTTCTTGTAATTGATTAGCTGTACTACGTAGATCTTCGTACGCTTTGTTGAGATTCAAAGATGCTCTATGGAATCTTGCATACGCATCTACATATGCATTGTTATCTTCGTTCTCGATAGCGTCCATCATTTCTTCTAATATCAAATCAAACTCAGAGAATGTATCATTCGGTGAATGGAATGTACTATCTATTTTATAACTTTGTAATTGATATATTTGAAACGACCACGGTTTATAATCAAGCATACTAATACGCATCTCATTACGTATATGCTCTTTTATTTCTCTTAAGAAATTTATATTCCGATTATCACTGTAGAACCAGGACATATTTAACACGGGTGTGTTCATATTACACCGCCTTTCCTTACACAATTATACTATTACACTCGTTTTTTGTCGAGTGCACCCCAAGATCTGAGGAGAGATGATCTATTATTTAACTTGGTATTTACGTAAGTGTTTATTTATCTTACGTATGTTGCGGTTAGTTACATTTGTGTAGCTATATTGTTCTAGAAATGTACTCCACCACAAATTGATATCATTCAGCTGACTCAATGCTTTCTCTATGTCTCCTTTATATACTCCCACTTTCCTTCCCTTCGTTCTATTCCCTTGTTGAAATAGTCATCTATCATATGTACTGTAGGTGCTGCTACCTTTATATAATCTAACAGTACTACAGTATCAATTGGTCTAGTCGTTACGTATTCATATAGCTCACGCAATTGTTCAGCATACGTTCCTTCACACACTACATCATCCCCTTGTTGTACGGCGGATAGAAAAGTAGCAACATCTAATGGTGAAGTTGCTATCCATTGTCGTAATGTACGTACTCTACGATGCTTAAATAATATCTCACTCCAGGTACTCATCTTTATCTCCGAATGCATCTGTGACCCCTTGATATATTAGAAAAATACCAACTGCCATACTCATTATTGATAATACTATCCAGAATAACATCATAACTCCTTACATCCTTGACCCTTGTCCATCATGTTGAGGTAAATTCAATACAGGTACTGCTACATCACCCCAACCACTCACCCCTATTGTCCAATTGCGTAAGTCTATTTGTATACTAGGACATGGACCATACTCATCTTCAAACTTATCAGTGAATCCAATACCCGAACCGTATTCACTATCTCGTGAACCAGTTTGGTCTATCATATAATCTAATATCATTCGCAATGCATACGGTATATCATCATGTCTTACCCATGATTTCTCTAATGCCTCAGCTGCAATGATATGTAAATTCCTACCACTATTGTGGCTATAAAAATACAACTCACCTTCATCAGTCTTGATACCAACTACTCTTCTATCACCCATAATAACTCCTTACTATATTATATATGTATTGGCGGTTAGCTTCCTCTTCTTACCTAACTCTTACATTGTTTATACCGCTAAGTCACTGGCATATCACGCATCTCACTAATAGAGATCTGATCGTAGAATATACAAGCCTTAGTCAACAGGAATAATACCAATACATGTTGGTGTCTACCTTCACATATCTGATAGCTCTTATATTTTTTAGAATAGTGTATAAGGCATAGCCCTACCATACCTTTGTCAAAAAACCCTAATACATATCCACTAGTGGGATGTAATATATAAAAGGATCACACTATACATTGGATATATACCAACATATTGTTCTCGTCTGTACGTTATCCGTTTTTATACGGGTATTGTACGGTACAAGACACCCCAAAAACTGCGGAGAGTTGGACTACACTGGTCCTCATATGCCCACGTCACCGTAGATAGGGCTTCACGCGGGGTAAATACCCTGTAAATGTCCTATAAACGTCAGTAAAACAGCTACCTAGAACTGGAATGACCTGCACAGCTACGTAATTCTGGAGTGACCTTCCCTTTTACATTCGTCCTACCACGGAACTTTCGATGGCACACTCCGGCGCGCACAACCGCGCGCCTATCCGCTCCTCTCGGTGGATAAAGGGCAGGGCTTTTCCGTGGGTGGGGTTCGCGGCCCGGAGGGGGGCGAAAAAGGGCGCGGAACGCGCCCGAAAAATTTCGTGTTCAGGTAGAACGTATGTTCTAAAACACAGACTCGAACACATGTTCTAATCGCAGGGTCGGTTAGAACGTTTGTTCTAGTTGACACGTTATAAGAAAGTCAAAGATTATTAATAAATTGATATACAATGTTATAGAAATATGTTTTAATAGAGTTAGTACAAAAAGTACTACGACATAAACACTAGGAAAGGTTGTAAAATGTCAAAGCGAAATGAAGTAAAATGGTATGAAAGTCTAGATGTTAAGGGGATTAGTACTAATTCTCAAGACTTGCTCAAGGCATACTTACCAGAGTATGAAAGTCTAGAGCTTGAAGATCTTAGGTGGATACCTTACGTTAAGATTCAATGTCGAGATTGTGCGAGCGCTACGAGCGGTCACGCAGTCTACACCATTGAATCAAACGGGGTTACTAACTCCAAAGGTGAAGAAATCCACTTATGGAACTCTAACCAAGGAGTAGAACCTGAGGTTAATTTTGCATGGGGGATTATGGCTCATCATCAGGAGCATATGCACCCACTAGACCCAAAAGCCGAGGGATACAAAGCATCAAGGAAGTACCGAGATGACAAGCTCGAACACTTAATTGATCCTGCTACCGTTACCGAGAGAGATATAGCATACAAAACTATAAATTCTCCAAATGGTAGCAATGTGGTTATTCCACATCTTGATGGGTTTGAGGTTACCTCTAGCGAGATGGAGTTAGTTATCAATCAAGGAGAATATCCAAATACAACATATGGATCTCCTCGTCGAAGTTGGGACGAACTCCAAAGGACTCTAAAGTTTCAATTATCAATTGCATCATGGGATCAGCATTCTAATGATTGGTACCAAGTGAGGAGAGCTATTCAAAAGCTACAGAGATCTAAATAAATAATCTGGGGGGTCTGGTCAGAAATGGCCAGATCCTTCATGCAGATGTCGCACAGGTTGCCCCACATACGAGGGCGGATAGAGCGAACCGCCCACACCCGGAGCGTCTTTAGCCCGTACCCCCGGGACGGGAGCGGAGGGTGGGGGCGGCCGAAGGGCGATAGCCTCCCTCGTATGTGGGGGGCAGTCAGCGATAATGTCTCGCAAGCCGTGATATATTGTGTTATACTTTTGGTATGAAAACAGTAGAAGAATTGATAACTGAATTGGATCCTAATCGGGACTATGGTGAACGAAGTTATACGGATGTGGTTGATGGTGTACGGAATGGATACATTGCTATCTCTCCCGGTATGCCGACTCCCATCCTCCGAGACATTGGCCGAGGTGTAACAATAAAAGGTACGGGGAGACCTGTAGTTACCCATGAGCACCGCAGTAGTAACCTTGCACGATTTGAAGAACGGGGCGAAGTTGAATTTGATTCTGCGTTTGAAGCATTTATGCAGAATGTCATGAACGGCGATGTAAAGGCCCAGATGTACTTCTTTGACCGGATGTTAGGTAAACCACGGGAATCGCGTGAATCCGCCGCTCGTGACGAAATGAACGCCTTCTGGGCAAGTTTTGCGGGAACTACCATGGCACAAGTAAAGAATGAGCAACCGAAGGTTATAGATGTCGAACTCGATTGATTATATTAGACCACCTGCGTGGAATTGGTTAAAAATTTTTGGCGAGAATGGATATGAACCTTTTCCATGGCAAGCCGAACATATACACTCCCGCCCGGAAAATAGAATAATTGCCGCCTGTGGTCGGCGTGCCGGTAAATCTACAGCAATTGTAGCTGAAGCATGGCGTGAGTTAGCTCGACTCCCCACCGTCGTATCTGGTGCGACTCATTACCCCTTGGTTTATATTATTGCCCCGAACTACGAGCTCACCATGCGCGTTTGGGAACCATTTGTAAAGTCTTGTATTGGTGATCCAAATTCATCTAATCGTCCTCCCCTGTCCGAATTAGTGACGTACTACAATAAAGAACGTCGATTGATTGAATTAAAAAATGGGGCGCGGATTCAGGCAAAGTCTGCAGATAACCAAGTATCGTTACAGGGAGATCGAGTAACTGCCGCTATAGTAGATGAGGCCCATGATGTGCCGGATACCGCTCGAAATGAGTTCATGCCGGCATTGACCGACTCGCATGGTCGGCTCATTGCAATTGGCGTACCCCAAAGCAATAACTGGTTTCGATCATATTGGGAGCGTGGCCAATCCTCATTACCAGAAGATGTAGACTATTACTCATTTTCGGTTCCAACGACTGCAAATCCAGCTATCGATCCCCGTGTCGTGGAAGAAGCTCGACTGGAGTATCCAGAAATCGAGTTCCGACAACGATTCTTGGCCGAATGGGCCGAATCCGAAGGTAAGGTTTTTAAAAATATTGACGATTGTTTTGATGGTAGCCTCCAAGAATATGACAAAACTAAACAATACTTGATGGGTTTAGATGTCGCAAAGCAACATGACTATACTGTAGCGTACATTATTAATATTAACGATATGTCAATTGTAGCAAGCGACCGATTTAATGGTCTATCGTATACTGCATTGGGCCCACGTATCGCAAGTCTATATCAAAAATATCATTGTCAAACAATTCATATGGATGCAACCGGTGTAGGTGAAGCAGTAAAAGACATTCTGGTAGATGAACGATGTCATATTACATCATTTAAGTTCACTAATCAATCAAAGGCACAATTAGTGTCAACATTAGTTGCAGAAGTAGAACATAAGAGAGTACACTTTCCTATAGACGATGAACAATTACGTCGTGAGCTAAAATTGTTTGAAGGTAAGGTGTTGGCAGGAGGGCTTATTCAGTACTCTGCACCGCCCGGATACTTTGATGACTGCGTTATGGCCGCCGGTCTTAGTGTGTTGCTCGCAAAACAACGTCAACCTCGAAAAGTCAATTTCAATAAAAAGTATATTAGCTTTTCAAATAAACAAAAACGTAAATTCTTGACAGGTGTAGCATGACTGCAGACGACGATTACAAAAGATTTCAATTTTTAAAGAGCAATGTCTATGCGCGGTGCATTGAAGAATTTAAAACAGATGAAGATCTCATAAATGGATCATTCGCGCGTACAATTGTACCCGATGATTGGATGGATGAAGGTTTAGAACCTACAGTTCCCCCCACTGCATACAATGCGGTAGTCAATGCTGCCGATCATATCCTGACTAAACCTCGTGTATATGTTCCAATTAGACCGGTACAGCGTTCGCAAGAGGCGGCACGAGAACGTGCTGAGAATCAACGTCGATTCCATGATATGTGGTGGGCTCGTGTACATGAAGATCAAGGTGCACCATTAGATCGGGGCAAGAAGAAACTTATTCGCGGAAAGATGGTTATAAAAAAGACCATCAAGTTTGATTTGTTACCGGATTTACCGGAAGAACCAACTCGTCAAGACAAACGACGATTCCGATCTGCAATTAAACGGGTAGCTAAATCCAGATTCCTTTGGAATATAGATATATGTCCACCCGAACATGTGTTTGAGGATCCAAGTAACCCGTGGGATCCAAATTATGTATACGAAGAATATGAAATTTACGCCAGTGAAGCTCTTGAAAAGTACCCAGAGATGGTTACGGAGTATGGCGGTGATCCCATGCGTAAACTGCAGTACGTTGAAATGTGGAGTAAGCCATATAAAGACGATCCCGGTAGGTATACGTGCTGGGTTAATGGAGATGTTATCCATGAATCGGTCAATCCGTACTCATGGGAGACTAAAGAATCAACTGATGAGATGCCAAACTATGATGGATATGTACCATATGCAATTGTAGACCCCGGATTTGGGGATGTAGATGGAGATAATAAACCGGAAGATAGATATGCTTCTATCCTTCGTCCAATTAGATCCGTCTTAACCTCAGAAGCTCGATACTTAACTGAGCTGGAGGCATGGTTGCGGATGTATGTATTCCCAGCCGTAGTAACTACCAACATGGAAGAACTAGAAGATGGGGAAAAAGAATTTAGATTAGGCCCCGGTAGTCATCTGAACTTACGTGCGGATCAAAGTATAGACACTTTAAAGTGGGGCGAAGCTCCGCTGACATTAATGCAAGGATTATCTCGTGTTAATTCCTATGCCGATGAAGCATCTAAGTTTGGATCACTTGGTGGTCAGCCATTAGTTGGAGTAGAGTCGGCCACTGAAAGTGATGCTTTACTCCGTAATGCTGCAGTTAAGTTAGGTGGGCCTGTCAATGCAATGCAACGAGCGTGCCAAAAGATTAACTCGTGGATATTGATGGATATTGAGAAGATACTCGAAACTGAAGTTACGTTATACGGATCATTTTCTAGTGATTCTTCTGAAGTCACAATCAAGCCAAGTGATATCAATGGATATTACTATACAAATGTCACGTTTGAAACAACAGACGAGATGTTAATCAACTCACGTAAAGCTAGATTATGGGCTGACCTTTATCGTATTATGCCCGGTCTGTCGGAACGTACCGCAATGGATAAAATGGGAATTGATGATCCTACAAACGAACAAGATGAACGTAGTATTGAAAATATTATGCGTTCAATGCCAATGCAACAGGTTCAAATGATGATTGCATTAGCCGGATTAGGTGAAGTAGGTGAAGAAGTAATGCGTATTATGTCGGCTACAGCTGGAATGGCTCCCGAATCTCCTACTCCAATGGGAGATGAACAAGCATTAACAACTGTAGATGAACTTGGTAATGCGACCGAACCTGTCGTTACAGAAGCTCGACTTAATGCACAAGCAGATCAAGCGCAAAGGCAGTTTCAATAATGGCAGGTGAACTAAGTAACCGAATAATAGATACCGGTGCACGAATGGCGGCACGACAAGCATATCTACTCAATGTAATCAGTGAACGATTTTCTACGGAAGATACTATTAGCAAAGTAGCACGAGATTCTGGTGCAGAGTTAGATGCCTTTGAAACATATATGTTAGCTAATCCCGAATACGATTTGATTCGCGAGTCTATAATGCCTGCAATTTCGACTAGTTTGCAAGCTATGAATCAGAATGAGGTACAGTAATGCCAAAACGTAAACGAAAAATGTACTATCACACAGGTGGAGATACTGGGAATATTCAGCAACATATTGAAGATCATAATAGGTTCGGTAATTTAGCTAATATCCGACAAGAATCAGCAACTACCCTTGCCCAGATGGGGCCAGAGAGTCACTTTCTAACACAAAATATAGCAGGTCAACCACTAAATGCCGCGGTACAAAACTATATTCAAGATGTATTTACAACTCATGCAATCAATTTAACTAAAACCCCAGAACAACGAATGTTAGATACATTTGCTTCAGATCTCCTCACAACTGGGGTTCAGGGTAGTATGGCTGAACAATTACCTGCCGAAGCTATAAGTCCGAATATTCCTCCGGGTGTCGGTACTACATTTGGCCCTGCTGAAATGCAACGATTATTCGGCGCACCTAATCTGCAGGATGATGCTCCAGTAAAAGATAAACCATGGGAATTACCGCCTGTTCTTTCGAATATTAATATTGATGATATGCAAGACGATGGTGCTCCACGTATTCCAGTTACTTATGGTAAGGAGTCTAGAGAACAACCATCTTCACCAATAATTGTCGATGGCCCAAGTGCTATGAAAAATGTTGTTGGAGCAGGTACAGTACCCGATCCAGATGAACCGCAAGGGGAAATAGTAGGTGATGTTGTCGGAACAACACTTAGTATTGAAGTTGCCGAAGACATCATGCGTGAGGCATATCTACTAGATATATTCGATGGCAAGGCTAATTATGATGCGGCTGCCAGTGTGAATGGCCTGATGAGTGCTATAAAAAATCGTATATCAATGCAAGAAGATCCTACTCTCCTTGATGCTCGAAACGAACCAGCATATGTATTTTCATTAAATGCTGATGGTTTGAAAGAAGATCTTGAAAGTCTAATGGGAACTGGTAGTAAAGAATACAATAAAATGCTTGGGTTATTATCCACAGCCAGTCTTACAGAAAAATTTGGTAGTAAGAATAATCCAACTGTAGTTGCAAGTTTTCCTTCACAGATACGAAAAGTACAAAAACCCGAACAAAATCTAGCGTCGTTGCTGAATGAAATACACAATAATATTGATATTAACGAAAATCTGGACTTAAAAATAAAGTGGCGACAATTTACGGAGGACTTAGAAAACAAGTTAAAAAGTACATATAACGATGATCATACCTATGCGATTAAAGATGACCGTACCGGATACCTTACGGTAGTAGCAAAAAATAATCCTTTGGCAGAAGATACGGTTGTAGGTAATTTTAGAATGCCTACTGCAGATACACCGTATACTTTCTTTGAAACAGGTAAAGTACCTGAACCAAAAAGAGATGAACCTGCAACTATAGGGAAAACTTATATTGCTCAAGGTAAAGACCCTATCCTATGGGATCCTTCTACTCAAGGAAATCCACCAGACGGATATTTCCCAATAACAGATGCTAATACGATGGGCTGGTTAGATAAGCCAGCAGCCTTTAAAGCCCCAGATTATCGAACATTTGTTAAAAGGACTGATCCAAATGATGTCATAACAATTGATATAAATGATGAAGATGCAGAACTTCCAGAGGGGTATATTTCAACAGCTAATGCTGAAGTACTTGGGTTGTTCGATGATAAAAAATATAAATACACACTCCCAAATGGTGAGGTCGTTGAAGTAAGTGCTGGTGAGTTAGCTACTCTAACAGGTGTAACTCCAGCTCAACAAGCAACTATTGATCACAATAATGCACTGCTAGAAGAAACTGCTAATCAAAATGATCTAACAAATGCCTATCGTAATACAAAGATGGCAGCAGATAATGCATTTAGACAAGCAGAACTTGCGGAGTCTCAAGGTCAATTCGACCGGTCATTAGCCTTGCAAGCATTTGGACAACAGAACCAAGCTGAAGCTACACGTATTAATGCTCAGTTACAATTGAGCCAACAAAATATTCAACGTCTAGCCCAAATAACGGACGCACTTTCAAAGCCATCTGATGCCGTTGCGGCTTCATTTGCACTTACAGGTCAACAATCTCCAATGGGAATATTTACCCAAGCAGATGCAATCAATCCATATATTGCAGACATGATGGATCAACGTAGTGCAATTGAGGCATTTGGCTCTGGATTCCAAGCTGAAGATTTTTTAGCTGGACGGGGTAAACGACAAGATCCGCAATCACAAGATCCGGGCAGACAATATGGACATGATGAAGAGGTACATAGTTGGAATACGGATACCGGAACGTATATAACTTATGGAAGTGGTGAAACTAAATTTTTCCCAAAATCTGAATCATTATCTGACTCATCATCTGCTGATGGTACGAATGGTACTGACATGATGAAGGAACATGGTGGGCACTCTTTTGGTAATCCGATAATCGTAGGAGATTCTTCAGATGATAAAGAAAATCAAGAGCTTGTTATGTCATTCGGTAATGCGCCTATGGTGGTGTTGCCGCTAAATGAACGACAACAAAAAATCATGGCTGATGCTAATCGTAATATTCCAAGAGCTGAAAATGGATATCCTCATCCGAGTGAAGTTCCTGAGCGTAATGAGGGAGGAGAGTATATACGAATTGATCCCGTAACTGGTTTGCCAGGGCCTACCGGAGATATCGATTGGAGTAAAGTAGACTCCGGCCCAGTTACTACAGCTCCGCGTACTACATATAGTACTCGTGATTACGGTATAGGTGGACAACCTATGAATCAAGGTACTATTAGTGCGCAACAAGCTGCATTCGCCCCAATGGGTAGACGAGATGCAATGGGTAATCCGGGGTTAGCTGGGTTTGAAGATCTATATCCATTAACTCAAGGAATGATTCAACAACGCAGTGATTTATTAACATCTCCGCGAGTTAGACGAGTACTACAAGGTACAGCGGGTGAAGGTACATTCAGACAAATGCCTACGCAAATGCCATTTGCATTACCAACTCCCGGATTTTTACGAAACTTAAGTAGTACTGAACGAGACTTTTTGAAGTCTAATTTAGCTACTCGCAATATATTCTTAGATGATGTTGAGACTGCAGTAGCCCAAAGATTTGGAAGAACAAATACTCGAACTGGACGTAGAAGGTTTTAATTAATGTCATTTTTCCTGCCCTCTGAACCAAAGAAACAATTCATACGAAGTGCTAGAACTCCCGCAGCTTCACCTAATGTGTTCTTACCAAAAACCGTATATGGTACTCCAAAAGAAGCTCGACTTATTGAACAAGGTCTAGACCCAAATGCACGTATGGCATTACAAAAACAATTAGAAGATCGTCAACGTGCTGCAGAATTTACCGGCGAGGAAGAACGCGAAACTCGTGGTCTTATGGGGGGTGTAGAAAATGTTATGGGATTTATTCAACCCGCTGTAGAAGGTACGAGTGCTATTGACCTTGGATTAGGAATAGTCGGAGTCGAAGGTGATCCAGCTAAAAAATACAAAGAACGACTTACTGCAGATGATAATTGGGCTAAAGATATTGGAGTTGAAGTAATAGATGGAATACTTTCTCCATGGACATTACTTGAAGTTGGAGCTGTAGTCTTTTCGGGTGGAGGATTAACTCCGTTAGCTTTGGCTAGTTTCGCTTCTCGTACTGCAGCTAAACAAGGTATAAAAACTGGAGTAAAACGAGCAAGTGGAAAAGGTATACGAGAATTAGCAGATAAAAATACTCGTAAAAATCTAGATGAAATTTTTAAAAGAACAGATATGGATGATGCAGATAAATTAGATGCACTCGTTCAAGTAACAATGAAACAAAAAATTCCCAGAAAAACATATCAAGCTCTGATGAAGACAGCTAAAGTTGTTACCAGTCATGGTGCTCCGAGGAGCGTGACGGATCGCGGTAGACTTGCTACGGCTAATTATATTTTAGCTCGTAATGGAATGATTGATGCAGGTGCTGTAGGTCTGATGAAAACAGCAGAATCCGCAGATGCACCGCAAGAATTAATTATTGGAGCAGGATTGCTGGGTGGTTTATTAGGTGCTGGTGTTGTTGCTCCTGCAGTAGCTAGATCTATACCCGAAACTAAAGGTATTCCAGGGGCCTTTCCAAAAGTTGAAAAACCAGAATTAGATATTGCAAAAACAATCAATGAAACTATTGGTCTAGAAACATATCCAGCAGGTGTTCCCGTACAATCGTCAAGAGTACGAAAACGAAAAGGTCGAGCAGACCAACTTGAAACATATTCTGTAACAACTCCAGCTCCGTTGACCTTACGTACTATAGACGATCTTGGAGCTGAACAATCTATACAATTAACCCGCACACTTGGAACTCCTGAACAAGTATTATCTGGTCGTGGAAAAGTAGAACCGTATGAAGGTACGGCTAGTTTCTATCAGGAACAAATGAAAACTGGTCAAAAAAGATCTGATCGTATTGGAAGTGTTTCTCCATATGCCAAAGCATTTGTAGACATTCGTATAAATCCAAAGATGATGAAATCAGATTGGGATGTATTACCTGAAGTCGGATTCAGAGAAGCAGATAAAGACTTATTGTTGCAGGATGCTAGTCCGGGTAAAAACTTTTTTCAAGGTAGAACTGATGAAGAAAAATTTGCCGAGTATGTGGAATATCGAAAGTTACAAGAATTACTTAAAGACGATCCGCAATTGTTTGGGGTCGGAAATTTAGATATAAACAGTGTCGATGATATACGGCGTAGTACTATGTCAGCATGGGACTTCTTTACAGATAGAGGTAAGACATACGTTACTACAGATGGAAATTATTACTTAGAAACGCTCAAAGGTTTGATTAATAGCGGTCGAAAAAGAGCTGACAAAATAGGATTAGAAGATGTACTTGGAAAGAAAACATGGTGGGGAGACTTTGAATCAGTAGTTTCTAGATCATGGGATCAAGTTGGTACTATTGCTCGGCAAAATGTAGAGAAAATATATACAGCTAAAAGTACATTGGGTAGTAAGTTTGACATTATGTCTGTCCCCATAGATCCGAGAAATGGGAATAGTGCTGTTCAATGGATAGCTGGATTGCGGCAGTCTGGAAAGAATATTTCATCTGGACGATATCGAATCGAAGTTCCGTTATACGATTTCCTACGTAATCCTGAAAAGTTTCGTTCGGTATTGAGCAATAACGCATCGGGTAGTTTATCAATAAATGAGTTTCAAACTTTGGCTGATGCAGCAGGTATGATGTCAGTTGCTACACGTAATATTGGCAATCTAATTCAACAAGCTGGTGGTGGAATAAATAAACTATATGATGCAGGACATACTTCTAAATGGGATGAAACAATCAATCTTAATTTTATACCTGAAGTCATTGATGAATTGCCTACGGATATTATTAATCCATCTCGTATAGGTGAACCGATACAAGTTGGGAATGATGGATCAAGATTTATTGCCTATGATAAAAATCGTCCAGAAGAATTACCTCCCGGTACTAAAGTCTTAGGCGATATATGGCCATTAAAAACAGGTCGAATTTATTACAATGAAGAAATACCATTCGTAAAATCTGTCGATGAGGTAGTTGATGAAGTACCATATCAGTCTACAGAATATATTGTAAGTTTAGGTGCACGAGTACAAGACCCATTTGAGTCTGCAGTTACCTACATTGAAGATGGAACAAAAGCCTTTTGGCAACGACATGTTTCTAATGAAGCACTTACATTAACAGATGCAGATAGTGTTTTAGCAGATGCTGTAACACAATTATTAAACTATGGTCCTCGTTCTTCGAGATGGTCAAGCCCAACAGATTTTATACATTTGACTCCTACTGCTGGAGATGCGGAAGCTCGATTGCAATTTGCACAGAAAATGCGTGAAATGATACAACCTAAAACTAAACATGATGCTAATAAATTCACGCGGTGGTTTAGAAAGTTTAATGCATTAGGAATTACATTGAATACGGTAGTTGATGTTGGTGCTGGTTTTACACTGGGTGCAACTGTGTTTGGAAAAAATCCTAAAGTATGGTTCAAAGCAGTAGGCGAAGGAATAGCAGAAGTTTTCCGTAGTGCTAAAGAATCAAAAGATAATTACGATGCATTTTTACAACGTCCAGATGTAAAAGCTCGTCAAATGGACGGAGCAAGATTATATGAATCTACTCCTGATGCTTTAGCTAAAGATATCGGAGGAACATTACCTAAACTTTTTTATGAAAGAGGATACTTTGGTGGATCTCGTCCAGCGATTATGCGGTTCCAACAATCTTTTACGCAAACCTTGAATGAATTGCGTGTGCGTGGTTCAACTGCAGAAATTAAGTTAAAAGAAAAACGTCGGGGTACATCCTTATCTTCAGAAGAAAGATTTCAAATTCAACAAGGATGGAATAAAGTAACTGCTGCACCTGTTCAAGCACCGGGTCAAATCAGACGTGACCCTTTATTAGATATGTCTCTCGATGACTTTCAATTTGCGGCTGGATTTTTTAGATCACAACGACAAGTAATATATGATTCACTATTGAAAGGTGGTACAGAAGCTACTGTAGCTCGAAGTGCACTAACTCAAACCATTGCAGCAGCAACTATGTTTACTCTTACTGCAAACTTATTATTGAATGAGCAAACAGGGATTGCACCTAAAAATATACAGTCCCGTATAGACCCTCTAGACTCTATTACTCCACTTGATTTGAAGGCGTTGTCTAAGGGTGAAATTCGTATGAATACTAACTTCCTAACTATAAGTACTGGTAACCAAGAGATAGATTTAGGATTCGGAATCAAGCCATTAATGAATTTATTCTTATCAAGCACGATTAATTCAATGCTAAATGTCGGGATAAAAGATACAGAATCGGGGAAAGATCAAGTACTTGATACAGTAGGCCTTGTATTTCAAGGTATAAGCACCGGTACAGATATGAAGGGTGCTCCAGTTACGAGACTTTTAAATGATGCGATGTTCAGACGTGGATTTGATTTTCACGGAAACCCAATACACCCTTTTGTCGTAGATGTAGATCCAGATGATCCTGTCGAAGTTACTAGTTTAGGAGACTGGAGAACTATCGTTACAGGTCATCTTATGCGATTTGCTCCTATCTGGGGGGCTACAGGTTTGAATACAGCGGTTGAAGAAATAGAGTGGACAGATAAAGCGTGGCACGATCTAACACCGGTTGATTATACAAACATTGGAATGACGACTGCATTACAAATGAGTTTAGAATTTATGGGAATGAAAGCACGCGTAAGTTCTCCAAAAGATAAATTGAATACTCTAGCTTTATTGCATCCAGAATCTTATGGCAGTTTGATTCCACGAAAATGGGACGAGTTAACTCCAGCAGAAAAACGCGATTTTGAAGAAACATATCCAGTTGAAGTAGAAAAGTTTAAAGACTTTGAGTCCCAGAAACAATTTCCAACTAGAAAAGTTACCGGTTGGCTTGCAATTGAAGAACGTATTGCAGATGGTAAACAAGAAATGGCTGAGGCATTAGGCTACGGTACGGTTGAAGAAGATCAAAGTATACATTTAGCCAATGGAGAAATTGTTCACAACAGATCTGGGAACTCACGTGACAAGGTAGTACTAGATTTACGAAATATACGTGCACGAATGTATCGAGAAGTTGATAAATTACGTACCGAATACGGATTAAATTTGAATCCCGGTAGTAATGGTTCTAGATTACAGAATCATATTAGAAATGCATATGACCAAGCTACTCAAATATCCGGTGCAATCGACTTCGAGCTTTTAGATATACATATGGCACAAATCGAAAATCAAATAGATACTGGTTTTTATAATACTGATCCAAATGATCCAAATGAAACTCTCCGTATGTGGTCAGTATATGAAGATGTCGCACCACCTAATACAGATATTATATTTGTAGATCAAATGATTGAAAGCCAACGAATCTTATCTAATGTTGGATGGTATGCCGCATATGATGAAGGTGCGAAAAAGTTTGGTAGTCAGTTTGCACAAATAGGTATGGCTGGTGAGGCGGTACAAAACTATACGTCACTCAAAAAAGAATTGGAGTTAGTAGAATCAAGTTTACAAAATATTCAAATAAATGCAATGAATAATATAGGTACTATACCTAATAAAAGCGTAATTGAAGATCACGAAAAACGTATAAGTGATTTGAATAAAATCATTAGACAAGTTGATGACTACGTAAATAAAAAACGTGATGCAATGGTAGCACGTGGCAATATGTATAAAGTTGTAGCTACAGTAGAAAAACGTAGTGTTATTGATGGACGAAAGATAAAAGAACAATATACCGGATTAGATGTTATAGAAGCTATGATTTACTTAGGTAAAAGAAAAAAACCTGCATATGTAGATAGTAGTCAAGTTAAGTTTGGTTAGTATTTTGTTATATCTTAGTATACAAACATCACCATGATATGTTAGTATCTCAATATATATAGAAAAGTCTCCCTATGGGCAGACAATAGTAACTCGCATTTAATGTGCCAGTTTGGAGTGTATATTATGTCAGATACAGAAATTCTTGATGCACCGGCAGACGATGAATCTTTCACACCTCCCGAAGTTGAAACAGAATTAGCTGAAATTAGTCTTGAAGATGTGATTAGTAGATTGGAACAACAAGATAGTCGTCTACAAGGTGTTGATAATATGCAACATACTGTATCTAGCCAACTAGGGCGGATACAAAATTTGCAATCAGCCGTAGATAAGTTATCGAATAATAATGCAACCGAAGATTTACGCTTGCAGGTTCAACAACTGTCCGACAATTTTGATGTGATATCTGAAGCTCTAACAGATTTAATACCTGAAGAAGCTCAGATGGCTATGCGGAATAAACAACTTGAAAATCGTTTAAATGCAATAGAACAAAATGCTAGTACACAACCAATAGAAGAAGATCAGCAAACACCTGATGCTCAAACAGCTGCACAAATTGCCTTATGGCAAGAAGCAAGTGAAGAAGCACAGAGAATAGTACGTGAAATGGGATATGACCCAAGTGCTGATGTACCACCAGAGGTTTACCAAGATGGGGTACGTGCTGCAAATGGCTCACCGATGAAGGCTATTCAATATGTAGAAAATTGGGCTAAGGATAATTTAAGCGAAGATAATGCTGCATCTCGGTTAGCCGAGACAAAGCGAGCAGCTGGTAGAGGTGCACCACCACGTGCTGGTTCTACACCTGCAGTAGATGATTTAGTAAATCGGGTAGCTAATTCTCCTGGTGGACTAAAAGATTTATCTGCAGATGATCGAGCGCGTGTAATGGATCATCTAGGCCCTGCTCTCAGGCAACTAAGAAGATAGGAGTTTACTAGTGGCGACCACTGGAAATACTACTACCAGCAATCTGTCAGATAGCCTTCCAACTATTATTGCATCCGCACGTATCGTTCGTGAATACGAAGGTACAATGACGAGTGACTCTGTTGTTGATAAGGTAACTCTCGATGAGAATACTGGTACGATTTGGAACGAAGTCCGGTTAGATAAACTAACGGCACAGGGTGTCAGCGAAACAACAATGCTAGACAACCCACAACAAATGTCAGACTCGCTATTGAGCCTTACACCTACAGTTGCAGGTATACAAACCATTGTAACTGACCGGGTATATCGCCGATTGTCGAGTAATGTTCTAGCTCAAATTGGAGTACTAGGACAAAACGCACTGCAACGTAAAAAGGATAAAGATGGTCTAACTCAATTAGATTCATTCTCTACTTCTTTATGTGGTGCTGGTGCAACTCTTACTGTAGGACATATTTCTGCAGGTCAGAGTAGAATCTTTGGTAATACAACTGAGCCTGCTCCTCCGGGGAATGTCTCAGTAGTGCTACACCCTTTCCAACTAAAAGATATTCAGGATCAATTAACAGTAGGTATTACAACTACTGCTTCTAATGGTGCTGGTTCTGTAGATGGATTGACTGCGGAAATGGTTCGCAATGGCTTCAGTGGACAATTGTTTAATGCAAATGTTTTCACTGATGGCAACATCTCAATTGATAGCTCGGACGACGCTAAAGGCGCAATCTTCCACCAGATGGCAATCATCTTGGTAGAGGGCCATGCACCTAAAGCTGAAAACCGACGTAGGCCAGATATTGGTGGTGGTGCAGAAGAAATATTCTTGTATGACGAATTTATTTTCGGTGAACGCCGAGATGAATGGGGATACGAGCTTTATTCTGACGCAACCGCACCAACATCATAGTAGGGAAGGATATAAATTATGGTAGCTGTAGCTAACGCAAAAGCTGAATCGTTTACATTCAACTCCATTGGAAACGGTGCAACTAAATCAGAGTTTTTTACCAACTCAAATGCGGTTCGTATTTTGAACATGACTGTTGTCAGTGAAGCTGCAATCGCAGCCCACGCTTCAAACGTGTACAAAGTCGAATTGCTTACTGGGGCAACGGTAATTGGAAAAATTACTAATGACTCAGATGAGAGCACAACCACAGCCACAACTGGGGTAGTGGGTATTGACTCAGCTTTGTACGCTGCTAAGACCACTAGGTCAATAGCATTTACACAAGCTGGTGCTAATTCTGATGGTGCTTACGAAAATGCTGCTGATGCAGTATTGGAAATCAAGGCAAGCAATGACACTGGTGGTACTATCACCGACGTTACTGTTCACCTTGAGTACACAGTAAGCGACTAAGTATGAACGAACTTGTCGTTGCTGCATCAATCGTCAGTCCAGACGAACCTGCCTTGAGGCTCGAAGAACTTAATGTTCAAGGGATCAATGGGCAAAAGATGCAGCGACGGCAATTCATACATGTCATTAGGAATGATAAGCGAGCCGTATGGTCGGAAGATCTAGGTGATGCTGAATCATTCTTTACGCCACCGTTTAGTATTCCATCTTTGTTGGAACATACGGTCGCAGAGCTACGTGAGATTGCAGATCAATTACGTGAAAGTAAAGAGTCTGTCAATCGTGTAGATGAATTGAGTGAAGCATCAACACTTATAAAAGATGCAATAGATCAAGCTGAAGAACGAACGCTGAAGATGCGCCGTGTATCTGTTAATGGCCCATCCATCACCGTCGAAAGGAATTGATATGACTACTGATAATGTAATAGTTGAAGCTGCAGCAAATGCTATAGCTGAACAAGCAAATACGGATTCTTTAGATAAAGTAATTGTCAACAATGATGAATTTTCCATGTCTACTATGAAGTCTCATCTGATGGATTCTAATGTAGATGCAGATGAACACACCATAGTGTGGTCAATGCAAGATGGAACACAATCAATTGTACTAAAGCACAAACTAAATGAAGTATTACGTAAGAGAAATGCTGATGGAAGTTCTAAGTTTTGGGTTCCCGGTATGCCCGGTAAACCACCACAACAAATAACAGGGAAACTACTATGTTATCTACATCCAGATCATCCTGAACGCGAATGGATGGATAGTATCGGATTACAAGGGCAAGTCTGTAAAAAGTCTAATATGCCCTCTTTATTTGACGTTGAATCACACATGTTAAATAGACATCAACAAGAAGCTAAGTTAGTAGAAGGTGCACGTGAGCGTGAGCGTATAGCTGATGAACGTGAATTAGCCAAGCTACAAATTGAAGCTATACGTGGAGCTCAATCTGCTCCACAAACAAAACGTAAAACAGGAGGTTAATCTATGCCTGGTTCACCCGGAATAATTAACACACCCGCACATACCGTTGTAACGGTAGGTAGTAGTAGTACATCTGTACTTGCTGCTAGTGAAACTGCTTCCTATCGATTAATGGTGAACGATTCTGACGAAGTAATTTATATTAATCTTGGTGGAACAGCAGCAGCTAATACCGGCATTAGATTGAATGCTTCAGGTGGTTCATATGAAATGTCAGTTGCAGGTGGGAACTGGTTCAATGGAGCCATAACTGCTATCTGCGCATCTGGCTCTAAGAAGTTATTGGTTACACAAGGTAGCGCATAATGGCATTAGCTGGGTCTGCTTTACTAACAGGTTTATCCCAGTTTATGGGAGATGATTACGATAATGTAACTTCCGCAACAAGTACAGATGGTACGACTGTGGTCAAAACTCATCTTAGTGAATTTG